CTATTTTGACCGCAAACATTACAGATACAAGAGTGGACGTGACAACTCTTTTGCCTTCTGGCGACATAACTGGAGTTACTGCAGGAACAGGTTTAGTTGGTGGTGGAGCATCAGGTTCAGTCACTCTTTCAACTGACCCTACGATTATTTACGGATACTCAACTTTGTCGGGTGGCGGTACAACAGTGCTAACCGCAAATGATAAAAGAAATGTTTTTTTTACTGGTTCTACCGCTTTTACAGTTACCTTGCCTGTTGTTTCAACTTTAACTTTAGGTCAAGCATTTGTTTTAAATAACAACACTACTGTTAGCATGACTGTCAATTCATCTGGCGGTAATTTAGTAGCGACTGTTCCCGCTGGAGCAACTTTTTTATGTACTTGTATTTTACTTACTGGAACCACAGCCGCTTCATGGGACGCAGATTTTACGGGAACTTCATTAGTAACTGGAACAGGCAACGCGGTATTACAAAACAGTCCAGTAATGATTGCGCCAGAAGAAAGATATACAATCTCCGCAACCGCGGCAACAGGTACAATTAACTTTGATTTAGCAACACAAGGCGTTCTTTATTACACTACAAACGCAAGCGCAAACTTTACTTTGAACTTTAGATATAACTCAACAACTACTTTAAGTTCAATACTTGCGGTAGGAGATTCAATTTCATGCGTATTCTTAAATACAAACGGCGCAACCGCTTATTATCCAACAGTATTTCAAATTGACGGTTCAGCGGTAACTCCAAAATGGTCAGGCGGAATAGCACCTTCGGCTGGAAATGCTTCGGCAATAGATTCTTATTCATTTACAATTATCAAAACAGCAGCAACTCCAACTTATACTGTGCTTGCTGGCGGGGCGGTGAAATTCGCATGAGTCCATTACTTACTGGATTTCCTTTTTCTGCTGGTGGTACTGCTATTGCTAATGTTATTTATTTAGTTATCGGTGGTGGCGGTAGTGGTGCTATTGCTGAATCAGCAGGTGGCGGTGGCGCAGGTGGTTGGTTGGCTGGGAGTCAAACTTGTAAAGTAGGAACCACCTATACAGTAACAGTAGGTGCTGGTGGTTCAGCAGTTTCATCTGGTACGGGCGTAAACAATAACGGAAACAATGGAAGTGCTTCATCATTTTCTGGTGCTGTTGCCATCGGTGGTGGAAAAGGTATTGGCATAAATTCTGCTACTGGAGTTGATGATTACAATGCTGGTGGTTCTGGCGGTGGAAGCAATACAACAACGCAACGAAGTATTGTTTTTAGCGGTATCAGTGGAAACTTAGGTGGCGTTACTGGCGGTGGAGCTGGCGCTGCTGGTTCTCAAGTAGGTGGTGACGGTTTATCAAGTTCTATTACTGGTACAGCAACATTTTACGCTGGCGGTGGTGGCGGTGGAAACAATGGTGCGCTTGGTTCTAAAGCAGGTGGCTCTGGCGGTGGCGGTGCTGGTAACTGGCACTCTGCGGTAAATGGAACAGCAAATTTTGGTGGTGGCGGTGGTGGTTGGGGTGGTACTTCATCTACTGGTGGAACTGGTAGTTCTGGCGGTTTAGGCGTAGTTTTTATTTCATCTGACAGAGCAGCAGCATCAACAACAGGTTCTCCAACAGTCACTCCAAACGGTTCATTAACAGTTTACAAATTTACGGGAACTGGGAGTATAACTTTCTAATGGCACACTTTGCTCAAATTGATGAAAATAATTTAGTAACACAAGTAATTGGTGTTCACAATAATGAATTACTTGACAAAAACGGAATTGAGCAAGAAAGTCTTGGCGTTGCATTTTGTATTGCTCATTTAGGCGGTCGTTGGGTGCAAACAAGTTACAACAGAAATTTTAGAAAAAACTTTGCGTCTATGGGTTATTTTTATGATGAAAAACTTGACGCATTTTTGCCACCTAAAAATTATCCTTCATGGGTATTGGATAAAGAAATTTGGGGCTGGGTGCCACCTGTTACCTATCCAACTGACGGCAAAACTTACAACTGGAATGAAGAAACATTATCTTGGGTTGAACAACCAGTAAGCAAGTAAAATGGCTACAACCTACCGCTATTTATTTGCTGATTTACTTACAAATACAATTCTTGCTGAACTTCCTTTAACGGGCGTTTCTTTTACCACTCAACTTAACCAGGCTGGTACTTTTTCAGGTCATTTATTGCTGAGCGGAATTAACGCTTCTCAATACAATGCTTACAACGCAACTGTTCCTGGACGCACTGGAATTTATGTTGACCGTAATGGCGTTCTTATTTATGGCGGAATTATCTGGGGACGTAGTTACGATAGCAAAACTCAAACTTTAACTATTGACGCGCGCGAGTTTGAGTCATATTTTGAACGGCGCAGAATTACGACAACCACTGCATTTTCAAACGTTGACCAATTGGCTATTGCGCGTAACTTAATTACTCAAGCGCAATCTGTACCCTATGGAAATATCGGCGTTTTAGTAGGTACGGAAACCTCAGGCATAACTATCTCAAGAACTTATTACGACTATGAATACAAAGCGGTTTACTCAGCGTTCCAAGACTTGTCTCGCGGAGACAACGGTTTTGACTTTAATATCAACGTTGATTATGACGGTTCTGGCAACCCTACTAAAACTCTTGTTTTAGGTTATCCCCGTTTAGGTACCGCGTATTCAAGCACTTCAACAACCGCCCCTGTTTTTGTTTTTCCAGCGGGCAATATAGTTGACTACACGTATCCAGAGGACGGGTCAATTACCGCAAATACAATTTACGCATTAGGTGCAGGTTCTAATGAAGGTAAATTACGAGTTACGGGTCAAGACACTACCAAATTCACAGACGGTTGGGCATTGCTTGAGGAGCAAACCAATTATTCAGACGTAACTGACCAAGTTTATTTACAAGATTTGGCTAACGGTCAAATTGCGGCAGTGGCTTACCCGCCGACTGTTCTAAAAATTGCCGTACCAGCGTTTATTGACCCAGTTTTAGGCACTTACTCAATTGGAGACGACGCTAGAGTCATGATTACTGACAATTGGTCAAATATAAATAACGATATTTGGCGCATAGTGGGTATTTCCGTACAAGCGGGCGAAGCCGAACTAGAAAAGGTAACATTGACCCTGACGACAGGAACTTAAAATGGGTTACATAAACCAGCCAACGGATATGCGTATCCTTTTTTCTGATTTAGACGCGCGTTTGCGCAAGTTAGAAACGGCTACACGATTTACTTTTCCTGCCGTAACCACAGACCCAACCAATTACAGAATTGGTGACGCCTGGCTCAATACCACCACTAACTTAGCCAAGATTGTTGACAAAAACGGCACCGTTCGCGTCTTAACTTGGACATAACTCTTAGGAGCGCAAATGACCGTAGCAGACTGGGCTGGATTAGCCGTAGCCATATCAACACTATTGGGTTCACTCTCAGTAGCCGTAAGGTTTTTAACCAAGCATTACTTATCTGAGTTAAAACCTAATGGTGGTTCAAGTTTGCGTGACGAACAGAACAGACAAGGCGAAACAATTAAGCGCTTAGAAAAGCGTGTTGACTCAATTTATGAATTATTATTGGAGCGCAAATGATTGACGTTACAGCAATTGCAAAATCGCAGTTAGGTTACAAAGAAGGCGTGAATAATGACACAATGTACGGCAAGTGGTACGGCTTAAATAATCAACCTTGGTGCGCCATGTTTGTTTCTTGGTGTTTTGACCAGGCTGGCCAGGCTAAGTTAATTGCCGCCTCAACTAAAAAAGGTTTTGCGTCCTGTGACGCTGGCCTTAAATGGTTTGCAAAAAACAATAAATTGGTTCCAACTGGCCAGGCTCAAGCGGGAGATATAGTCTTTTTTCAATTTGACGCTGACGCTCAGCCTGACCACGTGGGTATTGTGGCAAAAAATGACAGAAAGAAGTATCTTTGGACTTACGAAGGCAACACGGTTGGCGACTCAAAAGGTAGCCAGGCAAACGGAGACGGCGTGTATTTCAAAAAACGCGCTTACTCCCTAATCATGGGCGTTGCTCGTCCATAAGGAGAAACATGAATACAAAAATGAAAGCAATGTTAGCCTCATACCTTCGCAGTTTTTTAGGCGCTGCTCTAGCGGCTGGAAGTATTGCAGGGTGGGATTGGAAAGTCGTAACCGCGGCTGGACTCAGCGCCGTATTACCAGTTGCCCTACGTGCCGCCAATCCAAAAGACGCGTCTTTCGGCAAGGTCGCTGACGTTGTTGAAATTGAATTAAATAAAGTGGCTAAGGCTCCTATTAAAAAGAAGCCTGTCGCTAAAACTAAATAGCGCTATTGCTTGAGCGGGGTAAGGGGAAGTATCCCGCTCAAGTTGTAGGCATTAAAAATGGACACATTACTTACAAGCATTGTTCCGTTGGCCAGAGATATTGACGACGCCATTGACGAGTTTGAAAATATAGGAATTATTTAACGCGTGTCGTAGAACACGTTGGCGTGAAGTTGCTGGTACGCTTTCCCGTAAAGGGGGCAACATGGGACTAGCAGATAAAATAGAACAAATAAGCGAAACCGTAAACGGCACTAAATGCGTTTATCAAGTAATGGTTGACGCTATGCCTAAAGATGAGCAAGAGGCTCTCCAGGCGGCCTGGGACAAAGGTTATTCGCAACGTATTATTTTGCGAGCGCTTCGCTCAGAAGGTTACAAAACTAGCAACGAGGCAATACAAGGTCACAGGTCAGGCAGTTGTAAGTGTCAGAAAAAATAAAAGATATTCTTGACCACCGTCAAGAAATCTATGGTGACGCTGAGCAAAATTTTATGACAATTGGGCGTATTTGGGGAGCCTTATTAAATATCCCTGATATTCAACCACACGTAGTTGCTTTAATGATGGACGGTCTTAAATCAGTTCGCTGCATAGCCAATCCGTTTTATCAAGATTCCTGGGACGACAAAGTCGGTTACATACAACACGCTAGGGAGATACTCAATGGGTCTTGACAAACATTTTTCTGAACTTCCAGAAGGCATTGAGTCTAATGACATTATTGAATTGCGTAAAGCGCTCATGCGGACTCAAAAAAAACTCATGGAAACCAAACAAAAAGTTGACGATTTAGTAGAAGCAACTCATAACGCGGCATACGACGCAACTCTCAGCGCGGGGCCAATTAACCCAGTTAATGCACCGACTCCAGTAAAAGGCAAAAAAACTGGAGAAGTTGCACTTATGCACATGACGGACTGGCAAGGTGCTAAGCGCACTACGTCCTATGACTCAAAAATTATGGAACAACGCGTAATGCAGTACATGGAAAAAGCGGTCAAGATTACAGAAATTCAAAGAGCAGACCACCCTGTTAA